GATACTCCATCTTCCAATATATGAAACTGAATACAGGGTTTAGTCTTACTGATCTGGTAGATAGTCTATGATCTTTTACATCTTCTGGTAGACCATGATGTTGAGTTATGCCCCATACTATATTAAGTGTAGCAAAAAACTTTGGCACTAAGAATAACAGTATTGGTAATAATGACCATGTAAGATATGACCACAATATAATACTCAACCATATGCCAACAAATATCCTAGATGATAGAACACATTTCCATTGTTCTTTTTCTGGTATTGCTTCTTTCATAACTTTAGTTTTGATGCCCAAAGCGTGTTGTATTATTTCTACATATAAACTTTTATGTATTGTAAGAAAAGCACTACCTGGTACAAACATTAATAGAAAACCAAATAGACTTGGTTTGTTGAATATCTGCCCGTCACTTTCAAAATCATGTGGGTCAGTTGATCCTGTGTATGTGTGATGTAGAGCATGTGACCATCGCCATCTTACTGGTTCAAAGTTATCCATATAACTTGCGATGTTGTAAAAAAAGTCATTGAGTTTTCTGGACTTGAAAGCAGTACGGTGACCACACTCATGCCAGATAGCGTCAGAACCACCCCACAGTGTACAGTACGCTAGATATGGTAGTATAAACCACCATGTGCCAAATGTATAGTAGCACATTATACCAAAAGCAAGTAATAACCAGAAATAAGTAATCATATGTTGCCAACCTGGCAAATCACTTTTCTTTGTTAGTTGTTTAAGTATACTTCTATCTATGTTGGGTTTGTACCATGTTTCCATACATACTATTTATGAAAACCATGTTATTATTAACACTATCCAAAATGCTAACAGTATGGTTGACCCTACTATAATAGCACTAGTCTTCAGACTTTTTAGGTATTCTATCTTTGTCTCGTTGTTCATTTTCTCTCATTTCTAATACGGTGTTAAGTTTTGATCTTAAACGTATTAAGTCATTGTCTAACATTCTAATACGATCTATTAGAGCGATAGTTGTTATTTGTGCTTTGTCAAGTTTTTCTATGATTTGACCTGTTACATAATTGTAAATAAAATAAATAAACCAACCCATAGCAATTGCCGCTACAGTGGCAAAACCATATTGATTTAGTATCTCAATAATTGGTGATGAAACTTCTACCTCTACCATTAGTCTTTTCTAGCATCTTCTTTACCATCTGCCCTACTTACTCTATCTAAGTCAGGTCGTAATTGTAAAGCACTTGAAATCAGTATATCTAGTTTTATCATATCATGGTTCATTGTTTTTATTCTATTGTCTAATGCTGATATTAACATTGTAATAGTAGCAACTTGTCCTACAACGCCTGCTAAAATATATTTTAGAATGATGTAAATAAAAATCCCCATCACCATGGCAGCGGCAACGGGTAATCCAAAGTCTACTAATATTTGTAAAAATAAGTCCATGCTCTATTTATATTAAGAGCATGGACGATATTGTGGTCTCAACAGGAGAGATTAATTGTTGACTAGTTTGCTAAAGTAGTTCATAGTATCATCTTCGTCTTCGTTACTAGGGGGAGCAGTAACTGTAGGCGTTGGTTCAACTTCTACTTTAGTTTCTTCCACAATAGGATCAACAGCCGCAGTTGGGATATCAATTTCGTCTGCGGTTGCTGTTTTTCCTGTACCAAAAACAACTCTTTCAAATTTGTTTTTCAACTCATCATAAGATTTAAAGTTGCTGGTATCAGAAAAACTTTTTAGAGAGTATTGTGTTTTCCACAATGCTTCTATGTCTTCGTCTGTCTCTTTAATTTTCGAAGCACCTTCAAACTCAGACTTGTCATAGTTCCAATAACCATCGACTTTTCTAATCTTTAGTTTGAAGTTAGCACCTTCCCAAAAGTCAAATGGGTTGATTGCTTGTTCGTCAGCAAATTCAGGTTTCATCGCTTCAGTAATTTTATCAAAGATTTTTTTACCAAACTTATATAAGAAGACTTTGCCTTCATTACTTGGGTTAGCAGGGTCTGATACTACAAAGATATTAGTAAAGTATGATAACTTTCTTTTTCTCTTTCTAGCAATCTCTTTGTCTGCTTCAGAACCAGTATTCCAAAGTCTACTGTTTTCTTCACCAACTGGATCTTTTTGACCAAGTGTTGTTAAACTGTTTTCAATGTACCAACCACCAGGACCTTGAAAAGCATGTGACCATACTCTTGCCCATGGCAGTTCTTCATTTTCAACTGCTGGTAAAAATCTAATGACAGCATAACCATTACCAGTCTTATCTAGTTCTGGTTTCCAAAATCTACTGTCGTCTGATGAATTTGAATTTGTTGCGGGAGTTGTAACTTTTTCTAGTTCTTTAGTAAGTTTGTCGAAGTTACCACGACTTCTTTTTAAATTAGCAAATGACATATTTTATCCTTATGTTTTGTATTCGTTGTATTCGTATAATTGTATATTAGTATATATACAAGTTTTTACCTTTAGTTGAAATAATTATCATTTAGCCGTTCGTGGGATTCAACTGGAGTATTACCCACAATTTTTCAGGAAGAGTCCAAGTCATACTTTCGCATAGATATGGTCCCTACTAATAAACAAACAGTTAGTGTCTTAACCCGTTTGGGCACTACCCTCTAACCACTTTGCTTTACGTCCTCTTAAACGTTATTCAGCCAGAACGATATACAGTTTCGAACCTGTATAATTCTGCTAAATGATAATATCATTATATCACACTTTGGATTAAAAGTCAACCCCTAAATGTGAAATAAATTCTTTTGTATGTTGATAACTTAAATTAGGTATAGAATCCCACTGTGGCATTCTGCTACTCACTTTAGAGTTACCCTCTGGATTTACTTTAACAAATTGTATATCTTTGTATCTTACCATTACTCTACCCATTTGAGTTACCCAGTTCTGTGGTGTAACGGCACTCTCATCATCGTTGAGATATCCGTGAGTAGATTTGTATAAGTTATTTATAAAATCTGTGGTGCTATACATGTCCATTCCTATTAGATAACATGTCTTGGGTTTCTCTACTTTACAACCTATGTACATCGCTGTAGCACCAGATGACCAACCAGGATCTTCAGGACCAACTGTTTCGCCTTCCCAACTTGCTGAATAGTAATCATTCATAATATCTTTTAGTTGAGTAATCTTATCTTTACCATATAACCATGTAACGTAAACATTTTCAAAACCCTCACCTTTCCATCTATCTGTTTTTCTATTTGTGTCTATTGCGGCAGTGCCGTGTATAACAAAAGATAGATAGTGTCCTTGTTGATTATATTTCCACTCTCTTATATTAGGTGTTTTCATTTGACTTGTTTGTGCTTCTAACATCATGTCGTAATGATCGACTGGCATATCGTCCCAACTTCTAAAGTAACAAGGATTTTTATGTGCGTAACCACTTTGATATATTTCATGTTCTAACATTGGGTCAACAGCAATCAAACCATCTAATTCATGCTCTCTAAAGATAGCATTACAACCATAGACTTTACCTTTTGCTTTTAATAAATCAACATCAATGTCTTTACGACTTTCACCATTACCTAGTACAAATAAATCACTCATATTAATTCTCCATATTTTTTTGATCTTTCGTCCATCTCTATCCAACTATCGCCTGGTAATAAACATAATAAATCTTTTTTGAAAAATATATTCCATTTATGTTTGTCTTGCGATACATATTTTGCCCCACTGTCTTTTGTATCTATTGTACAACGACCGTGATGAAAACCACAATAGATTAAATTTTCGAACCACATCATTCTACTTCTAAAATCTTGGTGACGAATAAACTCATAGTTTTCAAACTTTTTATGTACACCATAAAATTCTTTTGTACTTTCAAACATAAGAACAAACTTATGTGGTTTGTTCTCTAAATATTCTGCTATTTTGTTGGCATGATAATCATTAATATTATCTGTGTAATTACCTTCAAATGGTGGTGGTTGTACACGCCACGGGTCAAATATTAAGTAAGCAGTTTTTTGAGGGTCCATTTTAATTTAGTCTCATTATATTTAATGAATGGTTTATACTTCATTATTCTTGTTCGTAGTGATGGCCATATAATTGTGTCAGAAATATGTCTATCAAAATCTTTGATGTATTTTAACATGTTCTCTAGGACACATACAGTTTCTAAAGTTATACGTTTTGCTAGATAAGTCTTTAATAATATAGGGTGTTGGCCTCTCGTAATCTTAAATATCTTATTAAAGTCTTTTTGTGATTTTCTTAGTAACTGTTCCATATCTCGTTCAAAGTAATATGATATACCATCAATTCGTTTTTGCCTATCTAAGTAAGCATCATTATTAAAATCTTTTATGTAAGGCGATTTACTAGAAATAAAGTTGCTAACAAAAAAGTCCACAACACTATCGCCATATTTTCTGGCTGCCTTAACAAAGAAATACTTATCATTACGTTGTATAAATGTTTCATAACTTGCTTTAGTCTGTCCGTTAAATTTAAAAAAGTCATAATCGTCCCTCGTAAAATGTAGTTTCAGTGCCAAGTATTTTTTATATGCCTCATACCCTTCATTCATACAGGCAGTTTTGCTGTAGATGGTAAGAAGTTTAAATCTTGTGCGTTCATTTTTATTTTTTCTTTTAAGTTTCTGTTTATTAAATGTGTTATCTGATCTGGTTCTATTTCTTTTTCGCTACAGTAATCTAGTACAGCGTCCATATGTGATATCTTTTTTTTACTTGCTCGTTTTTCTATCACTAAAGCAAATTGTTTAGGTGTCATTCACTCTCCTCAGCATATACATTATTTACAATATCTAATAATATTTCTGTATCAAAGTTCCAGTTCATACCATAACCCATTAAACATGTTTCGCCTGTTTCTGCTATAGTTAAAAACATAGAACCATTATTTAATTCTGGACTATACCAAAATGATACCCACGCAAAAGGTTCAGTATTAGGATCACCATTTGTTCTTACATCTGACCATGCGACAGATTTTTGTTTAAATATACTGGTCGCATATGAAAACACAACTGGTCCTGAACCACAATATATTGGCACTTGTGTTGTTCTCATAACACCATCTGGAAATAAAGGGTGATCTTCTGATTGTGCTTG